CTTTGGTCTTATGCTTATGCATAGATCTATTATTGATCCAGTAAGACAGGCTGCTAATGGGTATTCCGTTTTTGGAGAAAAACAAAATCCTGGCGCACAGTTTGTTAGCGAAGATGTTGCTTTCTGTCGTTATGTAAAAAAGGCTGGCATTCAACTTTATGCACATACTGGAGCACTTGTTCCACATATGAAAACATTTTCATTTGATAAGAATTACTATAATATTTATTGGAATGGTATTGCTGAAGGAAAGATTAAAAAGCCAGGCCGTGGATTAGTTGATAAGGATCCAGTAAAGGAAGAAGATGGTGTGTCTTAATTAAGATTGGTTTGTAGCTCAGTCGGCAGAGCGGGGAGCTGTTAACTCCTAGGTCGTAGGTTCGAATCCTACCAGACCAGCAACGCACCAATAGCTCAGTTGGTTAGAGCCCCGAACTCATAATTCGGTCGTCGTAGGTTCAAGTCCTACTTGGTGTACGATGTGGATATTGCATAGTGGTAGTGCGTAACCTTGCCAAGGTTAATGTGCGGGTTCGATTCCCGCTATCCGCTCTATGAAAACATGTAGCAAGTGTAAACTTGTTTTAAATTACTCAGAGTTTTCACCTTCTTCTGGTGGTAAATATTTAAGACCTGAGTGTAGACAGTGTGCAAAAAAATTAGCAAAGCGTAGAGAAGAATTAAAAAAAGAGTTTGGTTATCCTGTTAGTGATTACATTTGTCCAATATGTTTAAAGAGTGAAGAAGAGTTAGCGGGTACTGGTGGAAATGCTAGTATCTGGGTGGTAGATCATAACCATGACACAGATGAGTTCAGGGGGCACATTTGCCATAACTGTAATCGTGGTCTTGGTGTTTTTCAAGATGATGTAGAAAGACTTGAGAGAGCAATAAAATATTTATCTCTGTAACTCAGCGGAAGAGTGACACCCTTCTAAGGTGTAGGTCGCAGGTTCGAATCCTGTCAGGGATGCTATAATAGATTAAAACAAAGGGGTAATTTTGGCACACATAGTTTTCTTGGGTAATTTTGAAGTAGAGTATAGTAGCGAGAATCATCATGCTAAGTCTTTAGAGGCTCTTGGTCATACCGTTGAAAAGCTTCAAGAGCGTGTAGCAAGAACAGAAGTCATACTGCATAGTGCATTAAACAGTGATCTGTTTATATGGGTACATACCCATGGATGGAGAACAACTGGAAAGATTACGATGGACTCTGTTTTAGCCAGATTAAAGAATGCTGGTGTTCCAACAATGACATACCATCTTGATTTATGGTTTGGTTTAGATAGACAACAGGATTTAAGCGGAGATAACTTTTATAAAACCATTGGACATTTCTTTACAGTTGATAAGCTAATGGCCGATTGGTTTAATGAAAATACTGAAGTTAAAGGACACTTTTTACCTGCTGGAGTTTACGATAAAGAATGTGTTATCCATAAAGATTATGATGGAAAAGAATTTGATCAGGATATTATTTTTGTTGGAAGCAAGAGATACCATCATGAGTATCCATATAGACCAAGACTAATTGAATACTTAAGATCTAAGTATGGGAAAAGGTTCTTGCATGTTGGTGGAGATGGTGATACTGGAACAATTCGTGGTGAAGCATTAAATAGGATATATGCACGTAGTAAAATTTCTATTGGTGACAGTCTTAATATAGGATTTAAGTATCCATACTATACAAGTGATAGATTATTTGAAAGTACTGGTCGTGGTGGATTTACTATCTACCCTCGCATTGAAGGGCTTCAAGAATACTTTGAAGATGGCAAAGACATTGTATTTTATGAGCATGGAAACCTTGAAGATCTATCGAATAAGATAGATAAGTATTTAGCAGAGGATGCAGAGCGTGAAAAGATACGTATGGCTGGACACGAAAGAACAAAAACAGAGCATACCTATATACATAGGTGGTCAGAAATTCTAGAAGAACTTGGAATCAAATGAACTGCTTAGTAACAGGTGGTGCTGGATTTATTGGATCAAACCTTGTTGATAAACTTGTAGAGCTTGGTCATAAAGTTATCTGCATAGATAATGAGTCAGCAGAATGCCATGAACAATTTTACTGGAACCCAAAAGCAAATAACTATAGATATGATATTTGTGATTACGATAAGATTGCACATTTATTTAATGGCATTGACTATGTTTTTCATATTGCATCTGATGCAAGAATACAACCTGCAATATTAAATCCAAGAAAATCTATTGAGGCAAATGCTTTGGGTACTGCAAATGTTCTTGAACTTTCAAGAATCAATAAAGTAAAAAGATTTATTTATTCAAGCACATCATCTGCATATGGAAAGAAATCTATTCTTCCAAACACAGAGACACAGCCTTCTGACCCGCTAACACCATACTCTACAGCTAAAGTTTTTGGTGAAAACCTTGCAAGAGTTTACTATAATCTTTATGGATTAGAGACTATATCTCTTAGATACTTTAATGTATATGGAGACAGACAGCCATTAAAAGGTCAATATGCGCCAGTCATAGGCTTATTTTTGAAGCAATACGAAGAAGATAAGCCACTAACAGTAGTTGGTGATGGATCTCAGCGTAGAGATTTTACTAATGTATCAGATGTAGTTCAAGCAAACATTTTGGCATCTGAGATAAAAGATGGTTTTGGTGAGGTATACAATATTGGCTATGGAAGTAATTACTCTATACTTGATATTGCTAACATGATCTCAAATGATGTTAAATTTATACCGCCAAGAGTTGGAGAGGTTCAAGAAACTCTTGCATCAAATGCAAAGTTTAAAGAAATAACTGGATGGATACCCAAAGTATCACTAATAGAATGGTTAAGCAAATGACAGAAATGATTAAGTCTATTATCAATGGAGAGTTTGAAATAACACTGCCAAAACATCGTGCAGATAGACCAGAGTGGTATCAGCCACATGGCTGGGAAAAGCATAGATTAAAGTCGATGCATGAAAATATTGGTAAGGGTGATGTTGTTTATTATGTAGGTGCTGAAGAAGGGGAAATGCCAGCTTTATGTCAAATGTGGGGTGCCGAAGTTGTTTTATTTGAACCTAATCCAAAGGTTTGGTCACACTTTCCATTGCTATGGAACAGCAATAACTTAGAAATGCCATTAGCATGTATTCCTGGGTTTGCATCAGATAAAGATAATAATCTTGAAAGAATTTACTATAATGAATGGCCACCAGAGGTTAATGATGTTATTGAAGCAGCACATGGATTTAAAGAACTGCAGCATGAAGCAGACAATTATGGTCAAACAAAAATTGATACTCTTGTTTATGAAAAAGGAATGAAGCCACCAACAGCAATCTCGCTTGATGTTGAAGGAAGTGAGGGGCGTGTACTTGCTGGAGCAGAAAAAGTTATGAGAGAGTTCAGACCAAAGATTTGGCTTTCTGGACACCCAGAATTTATGATGAGGTATTTTCATGAAGATCTACATCATTTAAGAAAGTTTATCAAGGGCATTGGATATAAAGAAACTTTACTTGACTATCAACATGAGGTTCATTTCTTTTATGAACCAATCTAAATGCTATCTATATTCTTTTAGTAAAAATGATTGTGCTGCTGACAAGTGGGACTACGGACTTATTAAAGAAATATTTGATAAGTACAAAGTAGATCAAATTAAAGTAACACAGATTCCAGAAGTTGATCGTGGGTTTGTTGTAGTTCCTGGACCTCAAAACCTGGGCCATGAAGCAAAAGTTAACAATGAAATAAAAAAGCTTTCAAGGGTTGTTCTTTTTATTACAGGGGATGAAGAGGGTGTGTTTGATATAAGTAAGATTAATCATCCTAATGCTGAGATATGGATTCAATACCCTCACGAAAAACATAATAGCTACAATAAAATACCAGTAGGTGTGCCTCAGCATCTTAAGAAGTTGGTTCCTAACTATCCTTCTAAGGATCATGATTTGTATTTTGGTGGACAGATCACTCATGCTAGACGAGAACAGTTGGCCAATGCTATAAAGGACATGCCAAATGCCCTTTTTAAGCCAACAGAAGGCTTTGCACAGGGAGATAAGCCATTAGACTACTACCGCACCCTAGCCAGCGCCAAGATTGCTCCTGCGCCTTCTGGGGCTGTAGTTATTGATTCTTTTAGGCTTTTTGAAGCTATAGAAATGTTGTGCTTGCCAATTGCTGATAGAGTTGACGCAAAGGGAAATACAATAGAATTCTATCAAGATGTTTTTGGATATGAAATACCAGTGAGTCATGTATCTGATTGGTCTGAGTTACATAGATTGACCCCTGAATTATTGGAGCAATACCCAAACAATATGCATAGGGTAGTTTCTTGGTGGATAAAATATAAGAGAGATTTAGGTATTAAGATTATGAGACAAATAAATGAATAAGAACGATGTAACAATTATTATTGTAACTTCTGTGTTGCCAAGCCATCCAGACACAACAATTCTTGATGAAACCATTAGAGAAGTTAGAATCCATTTTCCAGAAAATGAAATCATTTTGCAAATTGATGGCCTGCGTGAAGAAAGATTAAATAGAAAAGCAGACTATGATGAGTTTAAAAACCGTGTTCTTTGGAAGTGTTTACACGAATGGGAAAATGTTTTGCCAATTATTTTTGATGAGCACAGCCACCAAACAACAATGATGAAAGAAACAATTGGCTTGGTACAAACAGCTGCAATGCTTTATGTTGAAGGAGATGCACCTATTACTGGTGACAGGAACATTGATTGGGAAGAATGTTTAGATATGTTGGAGTTTGGTGAAGCAAATACAATTAGGTTTCACTTTGAAGCATTCATACCTACAGACCACATTCACCTAATGCTTGAAAAGAAAGGCAACTTTTTACAAACAATTCAGTGGAGTCAAAGACCTCATCTATCTTTAGTTAAATATTATGAAGATGTTGTTCTTCCAAGTTGCAGAGAAAACTTTTTTATAGAGGATACTTTTCATGGGAAAGTACAAGATGATATAATGCCATATGATACATTTAGTAAAAATGGATGGAACATTCATAAACTTTGGATATATCATCCAGAAGGAGACATCAAGCGTTCATATCACTTAGATGGACGTGCGGGTACTAGAAAGTTTACATCTGATGATGAAGCATGGGGATTAACTGAATGAAGCTTGGTATTATTGCAAGATCTGATAATACTGGACTAGGAAATCAAACTAGAGAACTAATTAATATGCTTAATCCAACCAAGATTATGCTCATTGACTCAACACCTTTTAATAAAAACAAACAGCATCCAGAATGGTATAACGGATATAACATACATCCAGTAAGGGGCTTTCCCAAGTCCAATGATATAACTGAATTTATTCGTGGACTTGATGTTGTAATGACTTGCGAAACATTTTACAACCATCAATTTATAGATCTTGCAAAACGCGCTGGCGTTAAGACTGTTTTACAGTATAATTATGAGTTCTTGGATCATTTAAATAATAAAGATTTAGCATTGCCAGATGTATTCCTAGCACCAACGTTATGGAATTTTGAGCATATGACTGAGTTATTTAGTGGTAGAACTAATGTTTCCTATCTACCGCCACCAACAGACCACACACTATTTGATGGTGTAAGAGAAAACAACTACTCAAAACATCACAACAGAATACTTCATATTGGAGGAAAAGCTGCTTCTGAAGATAGAAATGGAACAAACTCTGTAGTTGAGATGTTAAAATATTCGCAGGAAGATTTTCAGGTTGTTATTAGAACACAGACTCCACTATCTATACATTGTGATAATCCAAGACTTATTATAGATAACAACAATTCAGAAAGCCGTGAGGCCATGTATGATGGTTTTGACGCAATGGTTCTACCAAGAAGATATGCTGGACTATGTTTGCCAATGAATGAGGCTCTTATGTCTGGTCTTCCAGTCTTCATGACAGATATTTCACCAAACAACAAGATACTTCCACAAGAGTGGTTAGCGCAATCTAATAGGATTAGTGCTTTAAGAACAAGAGCAATACTTGATGTTTATTCTGCTGATCCAAGAAACCTTGCACGTATTGTTGATGATTATATGAAACAAAAAAACACAACTGCTGAAAAGGAAAAAGCATTTAATATTGGAATCAACAACTTTTCTGTTGAAAACCTAAAACAAAAGTATCTAGATATTTTAGAGAAATAAAAAAGCGGATCCGAAGATCCGCCTTCCTATGTAAGATAAACTTACTTCTTGTCAGCAGGCTTCTTAGCAGCCTTCTTCTTAATTACCTTTGCATTCTTTAGTGCTGCTTCAATGTCTGACTCAGCAGGCATACGTCCAAACGCCTTGTCATTAGGGTTAACTGCTCTCAATACCACTGGTACAAGTGCACCAACTAGTGAATATACAAGAGTTTCTGGATCAGTAACTCCAGCTGCGTACATTGCTGTTGCTGCACCAAGAACTGATCGTCCGTATGATGCCAACATTAGCTTCATTTTTTCATTCATTTTATTCCTCCTAGGATATAACTTTCATTAGTATGTAATAGCCAGCCCATAGGCCGATTATGCCTGCTACCCCCGCAAAAACGGGTGGTGCTGGAACTGGCAATTTGAATGCAGCAAATACAACACCACACCCAAAACCTGTTAGTACTGATAGTACTATGTCTCTCATTTTTCCTCCAGTATATATTCTTTATGATGCTTTTTGCAAAAGTCTACAAATCTTGTATCTGTCATTGCAAGAACCTTTGCTTCATCAATACATTCTTTTATCTCACAAACAGCATAGTCATACCTTATGCTTTCATCAAAACTCTTTAGCTTTGGAATAATCATTCTTTCATTCCAAAATCTTTGCTTGGATTTTCTGGATGATCTATTGGTGTAGGTGCTGTACACATAGTGCCACAGTCATGGCATTGTATATCTAAATGATACATTCCAACCATATATGTTTCAGGTTCAAATGATATTAGCGCCCTAAACAAAGTACCACCACAACTAGGGCATTCACAAGTCGGTATACCTCTAGCGTCTATCATCGACTTCCTCTGGTAATAATTTCTTTAAATCTTTATATGCACTAGATATTTTTTTCATTGAATGATAATGTGGATAAGCATCTCCAACAACACCATACTCATCAAAGTACATAATTTCTGGCTCAATATCTCTAATAAAATTTTCTAGTTGTTTCTGAACATCTTCAATATACTCAAATGCCCAATCTCGTGAGTCAGAAAGAAACTTAATAAAGTTTTCTTTATGTATGTCTTGATCTTCTTTACTTACTGGAGATTGTATACTTGCTTCAAAGGCTTCTTGTATTGTAGAGTTAAGGACAACCAGTTGTGCAAAGGCCTTGGTAATAGACTCAAGCCTTTTTAGTACAGAAACATATGCCAAAGCAAATGATACTGAAAACAAACTAAGCACTATAACTGCTATTCTCATTCTATTCCTTTTCTCTCAATACTATTGTATCACTACTGACACCATATATTTTTTTGAAGTCTAATCCTGCTAGTCTTTCATATTCTTCTAGTTTTCTAGCTGAGCCTACGCCATAAATACCGACTTCTAAACCACATAAAATTCTTTTTTGTTTTTCGCTAGATTGCTTTTCTAAGTCTTTCCATGATACTGCTATAACATTTTTAGCATCCCACACCTTACTATAGTCTGGCCTAAGATAAAAATGATACAGGATAACCTTTGATGGTGAGTATATATCCCATCCTCTGGTCCATGCCCTTACTGCAAAACATAACTCTTCACCAAAAAAACTAATCTCTGGGTCATAGGGAATTTCATTAACTATATTGCCAGTAGTAAAAACAAAACCAGCAAGAATAGTCGTTGACTGTTCAGGATATTTTCTTGTACGATCAGCAAACTCTACTCTTTGAGCTGTCCAGTTATTTCTTCTGGTAAACAAAGGTTTTTGTTTAGTGGCATACGCAGGTTTTTTCCTGTCATTTTTAATAAAAAATACAGACTTGTCAGGCTCAATAGTAAATGGAGGAGGGAAGTAAGAAAGAATAATTTTATCATTATTAGCGATAGATTTTGCTTTATTGTGTTCATCTATAGAGATGATATCCCAGTCCTTTTCAAACAGTGTATGTGAGTCTATTTGCAAAAAGTATTCTTGATTGTTATATGCTTTCATTGCAATTGATCTTGCATACCCAGCTCCCCTTGCCTCTTTTGGGTGCATAGTTATTAAACTTAAATTTGGAATCCAAGATAAATCTGGAATATCATTTTCAAAATCCTGAACAACTATTGAAAAATATAACTGATCTGGGTTTGCAGCATTATTTATTGCAGATTTAACAGTCCTGGTTAATTCAGGATC